CGTGCAAGAAATAATAGATATAGACGATGGTTAGAAACATTACCACCAAGAAAGAAGATTGCTATTGAATTAGGTGTCGCTTTACCTTTGATGATTCTAATGGATCATTATATTCTTATGCCTTATCTTGGCATGGCAATGTTGCCTTGGAACTGGGATTGGAGTGGAGGATGAGTACTAAACAAGAAATATACTTAGGTAATCCTAATCTTAAAAAAGCAAATGTTTCTACAAAGTTTACAAAGAAACAGATTGCTGAATATGTAAAGTGTGCACAAGATCCTGTATATTTTATTAGAACATATATTAGAATCGTTTCACTAGACGAGGGTGTTATACCATTTGACATGTATAACTTCCAAGAAGACATGGTGACTAAATTTCATAAACATAGATTCAATATTGCAAAACTACCTCGTCAGTCTGGTAAGTCTACTATTGTTACAGCATATCTACTATGGTATGTTCTCTTTAATGCTAATGTAAATGTCGCAATCCTCGCAAACAAAGCACCAACTGCAAGAGAAATGTTGGGCAGGCTACAACTTTCTTATGAGAATCTCCCAAAATGGATGCAACAAGGTATTCTCGGTTGGAACAAAGGGTCACTCGAATTGGAGAACGGAAGTAAAATCCTCGCTTCTTCTACTTCTGCTAGTGCTGTTCGCGGTATGTCCTTTAACATTATATTTTTGGACGAATTCGCGTTCGTTCCGAATCATATTGCTGAACAGTTCTTTGCTAGTGTCTATCCTACTATATCTTCTGGTAAGTCAACCAAAGTTATTATCATTTCTACCCCACATGGGATGAATCAATTCTATAAGTTATGGCATGATGCTGAACGTGGTGCTAATAACTATGTTGCAACTGAGGTACACTGGTCGCAAGTACCTGGCAGAGATGATAAATGGAAACAACAAACTATTGAAAACACATCTGAAGCACAGTTCAGAGTTGAGTTTGAGTGTGAGTTCTTAGGATCTGTTGATACTCTTATTACTCCAAGTAAATTAAGAATAATGCCATATAAAGATCCAATTCAAGAGA